GCATCCTTGAGCCTCTGGTCGTCACCCTCGACGACTACCTGCTCTCGGGGCACCGTCGCCTCGCTGGGGCCAAGATCGCTGGACTGGAGACCGTCCCGGTTCGCCGGAAACAGATTCGCCGCCTCGACGACATTGACCGGTTCGTGAGGCTGCTGCGGGAACACAACCGCCAGCGTCCCAAGAGTCGTGACGAGCGTTTACGCGAGGAGTTGATCGCGGTCAGCCCCGAAGAGGCCTATCAGAGCCTGATCGCCCACCGGCAACTGCGGTCGGAGGTGGTGATCGCCGAGCTGGAGCTCGACCCAGTCAAGAGACGCCGACAGATCAGCGACGCAAAGCAGTCGTTCCTTGATGCCATCCTTCGCGTGCTGGATGACCGGCGCGCCTTCTGGCCACTGTCAGTTCGCCAGATCCATTATGCGCTCCTGAATTTTCCTCCGCTGAAGCATGCGAGTAAGCCCACCAGCATCTATGACAACACGATCCAATCATACAAGTCGCTGGACGAGCTGACCGTCCGCGCCAGACTTCTCGACATCATTCCGCCCGAAGCTATCGACGACGAGACGCGGCCAGTCGTGCTCTACGACGTCCACCGGGAAGCAGCCCCATTCATTGCTCAGCAGTTCGATCGTTTTCTCCGGGGTTATTGGCGCGACCTGATGCAGTCGCAGCCGAACCATGTCGAAATCGTCGTCGAGAAAAACACCGTCGCCAGCATCATCAAAGACGTCGCGACGGAGTATTGCATTCCAATGACCAGTGGGCGGGGCTTCTGCTCCCTGCCTCCCCGCATGGCGATGCGCGATCGGTTTCGCAAGAGCGGGAAGCAGCGGCTCGTCGTGCTGATGGCTACCGACTTCGACCCGGCCGGCGAGCAAATCGCCCGATCGTTTTGCCGGTCAATGCGGGACGAGATGCATATAGACATCGTTCCCGTCAAGGTGGCACTGACGCAGGCTCAGGCCCTGGAGCACAAGCTGCCCGAGAACTCGATCGAAGCCAAGGAGACTACGAAAACTAAAAAGGGCCCAGGCTATGCGAAGTTCGTGCACGATTACGGTGCCGGGCACAGCGTCTACGAACTCGAAGCCCTCGAGCCACTGACGCTCCGCGGGATCATGCGGGACGCGATCGATGCCGTGATTGACCGGGAAGCATTCAACAGGGAACTGGACGAAGAAAAGCAGGACGCCGCGCACCTGGAGCGTGTTCGCCTGAGGGTAATCGACGCCATGCGTGATGCGATTGCGGAATGACTTCGCCGACAGCCGGGGCAAACGGCGATTGGGGCTCTGGCTGTCGGCTCTCTTGTGTGTCGATGATTTCAGCCAATTTGGTTTGGGGGGCAAGGAGCGGGCGGAAGCCCGAAGCGTTAGTTGAAAGTTAAGGGTTACGCGCGTCGGACTCGACCCGACGCTGGCTGGTGCAAGTCGGTCGAGATGCGGGTGACATGGTTCAGGACGGCGCTGTCCGCCGGCAGATTTCCAGACGCGTCGTTCACGCTCACCGGCGCGATCACTGTCGTCGAGCCTCAGGTTTTCTATGACGGCCTGATCGCCGACATTGAGGCAGGACCCGATGGCATCCGAGCTGCCGTCCTCGACGATGACTTACGTGCAGTCCAAGCCGTCTGCGGGCCTCTCAGGATTGATCTGAGGCCGCCATCGTCGCGTAGGGGCTATGGCGACGGCTGGCCGGCACTACGAGAGGCACACGCGAAGGCCAATCCTTGGTGCGCGGTGTGTCTCGCTGAAGGCGCTGAGGTGCCGCTCTGGGAGGTCGATCACATCCGGCCGTTCCTGAGCCTCAGCGACCCGCTCAGGCTCGACGCTGGCAATCTCCAGTCGCTATGCCGACCGCACCATGCCGCCAAAAGCGCGGAGGCCACGCGCGCGGGCCAAGCCCCCATTTGGAAACAACCCCGGGAGGACGCCGCGTGAGCCGCAACAAGCATCGCACCGACGGCCACCGTCTCGACGCCGCGGTCGTGCGTGCTGTCGAGCAGCGGAGGGGCGCGACGTCGTTCGACCGGATCATCGCCGAAGAGCGGCGCAAGGCTGCGCGCCGCGCCGCCCGGGCCGAGCGTTCCGTTGCACGAAGGACTAAGAGGCGGTCGCGCTTCGCTGAGAAACGAAGGGCTACCATCGAGGATAGGCTGCTTAATAATGAATACCGCGAGATCGTACGCGGTAAATAAAAGTGGCCCAGCCCGGAGAGCAAATCCGGCTGGGCCGTGTTTCAACTGGTGAGCAACCAGCAGAAAGGGAAACGAGTGAGCACTGCTATTTTAGCAACGCAAGACGGCGAAGCAAACGGTTCTATCCTTCTCGGCAACGAAAAATCTCATGCCATTCCGCCGTACAACCTGGAAGCATACAAGGGCGCTGTCGAGCTGCTCGAATGCGGCTATCCGGTCAATCTGGTGTACGGCGTCGAGTTCCATAAATGCGGTTGCATCAAGAAGGCGAAATGCGGGACGCCCGGTAAACACCCGGTCGGCGGATGGCAGTCGTTCACCAGGGATCCTGACATGGTCAGGGGCTGGTTCGCGGGCGCAAAGCGCTGCAACGTTGGACTTCCAACAGGTGTCGAGTCCGGCATCTTTACCATCGACGTCGACGGACGACACGGTGGATACGACTCCCTTAGCAAGCTGATCAAGATGGCCGGTCGCCCCGAGACGCTGTGGGGCAAATCTGGCAACGGCCTGCACCTGCATTTTGAGCACCCCGGTGGACACGTTCCTTCCAGAATCGGGGTGATGCGCGGGATTGATATTCGGGGTGACGACGCCGGAGTTGTCGCTCCCGGGTCGCGACACGAATCTGGCAAGCTGTACTCGTGGGGCGTTTCGCCCAGACGATGCAGACCGATCAAATTGCCAGACTCGTGGCTGTTTTTGTTGTCTCCATCTCCGCAGCGTTACGCAGAGAACAAAACTGCTGTCGCTGCGGACCAGAGAGGCAGTGTTACACAGAGAGTTCAGAGTGCGCATGAGGATCCAGAGCATTCAGGAGATTCACTTGGCCTCCCCCGCGAAAAATCGCGGGAGGAGGAGCCGGCCGAAAAGAGAATCCAGAAGGCGATCGACTCGACGATTCCCGACGGTCCCGGTCTGCGGCACCGGTTCGTCTTCGAGCTGATCAGGGCGCTGAAGGCAATCCCTGAGATTGCTTCGGCCGACCCGTTTGACCTGGAAGACATCGTTCGGGAGTGGCACGCCAAGGCTATTCACCGGATTGGCACGAAGGCGTTCGAAGAAACTTGGTTCGATTTTGTTGACGGCTGGCCCCGGTGCCGATGGGCGAAAGGAGAAGGTCCAGTGAGCGATGCACTAAACCGCGCGCGAGCGGCCGAAGTTCCCGAATTTGCGAAACGGTACGAGCAGCCCGGCCTTCGCCTATTGGTCAAGCTGTGCCGGGAGCTCCACGCGGTCGCCGGGAGGGATGCCGATGGCAATGACAGACCGTTTTTCTTGGCTGGCAGCACAGCCGCCGAATCCGTGAATTGTGACCGTCAAACAGCATGGCGCTGGCTGCGGTTGCTCGTGGCAGAGGGCGTTCTCGACCAAGTGCAGGTCGGCAGCCGCAAGGGCAGGCAGGCCTCGGAATACAAATACAACCCTGATGGCCGCGGGAACCGGACCAAACGATGCAGCCGCCGCGGAGGATTGTCTGACACGGTGGCCCCGCTCATCGCGAAGTGGAAGCGGCAATTGGATTCGCGATGGACCGGAAATGCGACGTGAGGCTTAAAGCCAAACGCAAGCGGCGCATCAATGGTCGCACCGCAATGCGAGGATCCCGCAGGGCATGGCGGGACAAAAGGATGATTGCCGACGATGGCCAAAGTTAGATTTCGACGACCAGACCAACGATCAAGTTCCACGGTGGAACCTGATTTTCCGTTCCCCCGATCCGAGAGGACGAATGGCCAACTCAACATCGTTGCCGATCAAGCCCGGCTACCGACCCGCGAAGTTCCCCAAGGAACGCCGGACGTGTGCGGCACACCAATGTCACCTTCAGCCGCGGTCCGCGCGGGGCGTGACATGGTGGCGCTGCCCGATCCTCGGGTGCGAAGTTGCCGAGAAAACACAATCTCGCAAGCGCCAACAAAAACATGCTGGAACGTCAAACACCGCTATTCCCGAAACTGATCAGATGCCCGAAAATTTAAACGTGGGTCGCGCATAAGCTACCGTGTAAACCGAGGCCGGCATGACAGGCATTCGGTGAACAGTGGCGCGGCTCGCTCGACCGCAGCGATGAGCCAGGTTTACCGGTCTGGCTGGATCACGTCGTTGCGGACCAACCGGCGACGGGGTGGGGCTTGACCGAGATGACCGTCAACGAGAATCATCCGTGGCAAACTCTCGCCACTCCGTCGCCGTTTTCCCACCTCAGCGCCGATTGCGGGACCCTGTTGCAGCTCGCATGCCGGCTCGAACGTGTCGCTGCCGAACTACGTCAGATCGACGAGTCCCTGAAAGGCCTGCCTGGAACGCCGCTGTCTTCGCTGGACGGCTTTGACCGTCTCTCGAAGCGGGTTCGCAAGGCGCTTGAAGCACGCGGAATTGAGAACGCCACGCAGTTGTCGATGGCGACCCTCGATCAGATTTTGCAGTACCGAGGTTTCGGCTCCGCCGCGATCGTCGAGCTGGAAAACTGGATGAAGTCTCACGGTCTGAGGTGCAGCGAGCATCCCCCCTATTACCTCAACAGCAGCCATTTCGCTTCTCTGCGGGGAGCTGTTGCAGGTTGAACGGTCCAACGCTATCGGTTCGGCACGTCCGCGCCTTCCGCCCACTCATTGCCCGGCTTGCTGGCAGTGAATGTCACGCACCGCTGTGGGTCAGGCTCTTCGAAGGCGAACGGCAACGGCCCGATGAACGCCGATCCGAATCCCGCGCCAACTCTTCGGGACATGACGCTGACGAGCGTTTTCACTTCCGCCTCCGTCTGAACGGGGGACGGCTTGACGCAGTCCCTGGGCGGATTCTTGGTGTCAACATTGTCGCTCGGCAACGCCAACAAATCGCCAGTGCCCCAAGCTGGGCTGACGAAGTCTACGGGACGCGCGCCGCGGCGTTCGAGGTACCATTGGAACCCCCAATGCCCCTGGAACCAGAGTGTTTGCCCTGCGGCATTGTCGCCGACCTTGGTGGCCAGATCGCGCCAAGAATTCGCCCACGCGTAATCGGCCTGGGCGACCGCCAACGACAAGACGAACGATGGAACGAGCGGGATCCATACGCGCCGAACACCTGCGGCCTCCAGGCGTCGAGCGACCAGAACGCCAACGGCCGGAGCCATCGGGAGCACGCTGCGAACGTTGTTCCCCCAATTCAGGTAAGACGCGAACACGAACGTGCCGACGATCCAGAGCGAGAAGATCACGAGGAGCGGTTGCTTACGCGCGTCGCTCATGCGGGGAACGGCCAACCAGAGCACCAAGACGCCAGCACTGACGAAAAGCCCAAGCTGGAGCGCCAGTGCCCACGTGGCAAGTCTGTGATAGCTGATCGCGCCGAGTTCGGGGCGCCAAGCGAGTATCAACGTCCAGACGGCGACAGCACCCAGGGCCAGGGTGGCCGCAACTGTGACGCGTTTCGAGAAGATCGCGGGAGCGAAGAACACGACCGGCAAGAACGATCCTCCCGCGAAGCTCAGACCGACAAGAGTCTTTGCCCAGAGTGGGACGCCACGGTCAACATCGGTCGCGACGCTGGAAGCGTGCAGCACGTGCACGGTGCCGTACAGTTTCCAGGTCCAAAACTCGAAAGCCGCGAAGATGAAGGCCGGCACCAAGAGCCAGAGGGCTGCGGCATACTGACGCGGGCGAGCGACGGCAAACGTGCAGGCCGCGAGCAGTGGGAACAGGCTCAGCGCGAAGTATTTCGTGAGCACCGCGAGAGCTACGAAGAGCGATGCTGCCGCAAGCCGGGGCCAATTCGAAAGTCGCAGGCCATCGATCCAAAGAGCCACCGCCCAAGCGAAGAAACAGGTCATCAACGTGTCGCACATGATGCTCGTGCTCGACGCGAGGAATGCGGGCGTCGCCAGTGCGACCGCCGCGGCAGTGACCTGGTTGGAAGTGACCGACCCGGCCAGCCTCCATGTCGCGAGCGTGGCACCGATCGCCGGCAAGATGAACGCCAGGTGCATCGCGACCTCGGATGTTCCGAAGAAGCACGCGACGGCGGCGATGTAATAGCTCGCGGCCGGCGGATTGTGGGTAGCGGTCCACATGGGCTGCCATGTGCCGTACCAGTTTGTCTGGAAGCCGTACGGGTCGAGCGGGTGTCGCTGGATCTGTTCGGTGGCCCACAAAAAGAGCGGATCGTCGAGTGCGAAGGCTTTGAACACGAACGGCAACAGGCACGCCGCCGTGACGACGCAGACAACAGCGACCGGCTTACGCATTGGATGGTGCCCGGAGCGCGTGAAGCACGGTTGTGCCAAGCGCTGGCTGGATCATAAGCGATATGGGGCAACAAACTCCACAACTCGTCACTGTCTGCATCGTCGCAAGGGCGGCAGAGATTCAGCGCGCCCGCGAATTGTCTTTTGCGTGGATCAAGCTACGCCGCCCGTCCACGCGACAGACTGCCGACGAAATGCTGCCGACGCCGCTGAGCCCAACCGGTGCCGGAATTCCGACGCATTGGCTGTGCGTCCTGACGCTCACTGTGGCCGATGCCGATCACATGCAAGTGTTCATCGAAACGCGCTCGGTTCCGGTGTCCGCCACGGTCGTCGGTCCCCAGGATGACGTGATGGATTCAAGGCTGGCAAACCGCGACCTTTGGCTCGCCCGCAATGGACTGAGGGTCGTGGCCTGATGCCAAGTTCAACAGTCGCTCCCAGCAGCGATATCACAACGACCGACTGGTCGACGACAGGCTCGAATTTCAACGGCGTTCTGTCGGCGAGCAGCGGGGCCGGAGACGGAACACACTACGTCGATCAAAGTGCCGGGACCGGTGGCACGAATAACCTGGTTTTGGGCTGCACGTTCAACACCACCGGGATCGTGTCCATTACGGGCGTGACCTATACCGTTCATTGGGAAACTTCTGGCAAAGGTGGGACGTCGGATTTTCAGTTGATTCTGAAAAGCAACGGCGGCGCCACGACGCTCGCCTCGATGGCTACGTTCATCACGACCAGCAGCACTTCCGAGGTTGCGTCGGGCCCGACGGCGATGACGCTCAACAACTCAACGCCCAGCAATTGGACCAACTTTCAGATGGTCGTTGAAACCTGCTTTTCAGGATCCCCTTCGGGGAACTTTTTCGGCTTGAACGTCTCGATCACTTATACGACGAGCAGCGGAGTAACGTCGGTCATGTCGACGGTTTTCGATCACATGTCCGGCGGAATGCAAACCCTCGGGATGAACTTCTAGTGCTTATTGACTATCAACTCAGCCAGACATCGATCGTGCTGCGGGTCAAGGTGCGCGACACCACTAGCGGCAACGGTAAAACCGGTCTCGCAACATCGTCGGGCGGAAACATCACGACAAGCGGCCTGATCATCGCCGCGATCGCCGACGTCGAGGCGAGCACGACGGCCTACACCGTCGCCGCGACACATGTGCAGACGATCGCGACACTCGGCACCTTTGCGGCTCCGACCTCCAGCTGCTGCCGGTGGGGCGAAGTCGACAGCACCAATCACAAGGGCATCTATGAGCTGCAACTCGACAATTCGCGATACGCGGTCTCAAGCGCGAAGAGCCTGACGGTTTCGATCAGCGGCGTAAGCGGGATGTTTGATTGCGATGTGGTGATCCCGCTTCGCGCGACGAATCCCTACGACGGTGTGCACGGTGGCATGTCCGCCCTGCCCAATGCGGCGGCGGCCGCCAGCGGCGGACTGCCCACGGTCGGCACGGGCAGCGGCCAGATCAGCGTCACCGATGGATTTGTCCAACTGGCTGAACAACCGATCGTGCGGACCGGAACCGCTCAGGGCGGCGCGTCGGCCTCGATCACGCTCGATTCCGGGGCATCTTCGTCGAACAGCTTTTACAACGGCATGGTCGTCTCGATTGTCTCGGGCACTGGCTCGAGCCCCGTGCAAACGAACCTGATCACCGCCTACGTCGGCAGCACCAAGGTCGCGACGTTGGCGAATAACTGGACGACGAACCCCGACAACACCAGCGTGTTCATCGTCAGCCTGTTGCCGCTCGCGAACCTCCTGCAATGGTTCTGGGGGACGCAAAGCGCGGTGGATTCCAACGGCTTCCCGAACGTGGCCGTGGCCGACTGGAAGAACGCAACAGCGCCAGCGATGACGGGGGACGCTTACGCAAGGCTAGGAGCGCCGGCCGGGGGCTCCGTTTCGGCGGACATCGCGGCGGTCAAAGGCGTGCTGCCCACGGCCCTCACGGGTGCAGGCAACATCAAAGCCGACGCATTGGCAGTCAATGGAGTCGCGACGTCCTCCGTCACCGCGGTTAACGCCAATGTCGGCACGACTCAGCCGACAAACTTCACGGGCACAGGCGGATCGGCGCTCGTGCAAAGCGACGTCACGGATTGGAAAGCCAGCGCCGCTCCAGCGATGACCGGCGACGCTTTCGCCCGTCTGGGTGCCCCCGCTGGGGGCTCGGTCTCGGCCGACATTGCGGCGGTCAAGCTCGACACGGCGCATCTCTCAAACGAGTGCATCAGCAATTCGATCGCCAGCGGCACGCCACTGGTCGGATCGTTCATCGGCAACACCGGCCTGAGCAGCACGGACAACTTCTATTCCGGCTCGATGCTGGCATTCACGTCGGGCGCGAACAAGGGCATCGCTCGCGCGATCAGCAGCTATACGGGCTCGACCAAGACGTTCAGTTTCACGGGAGCGACGGGTGCGATTGACGCGCCCTTCCCGACCGCACCGTCGGTTGCGGACACCTTCGACATCCTCGGCCGCGCGGCCTCCGGGACATAAGAGAACATGGCAAGTCACTGGTTCGACAAAGCGTTGACGCAAATCATCAGCAGCTACATGGTTTCTGGCAGCACGATCAAAGCGTGTCTCTGCATGACCAACACGACGGCCGACACGCAATTCAGCCCGGCATTTCTTTCAAACATCACGACCCTCGATCGCTGCGACGGGACGAACTACGCCGATCAGACGATTTCAGGCCCGACGGCGACGCAGGACGACACCGACCAGCAGGGAATTTTCAGCGGCGGGAACGTGACGTTCGCCTCACTGGGTGCTGGCTCTCGCCAGACCCAGGGCGTCTTGATCTACAAATTCGGCACCGGCGACACCGACAGCACGCCACTCATCTGGGTCGATTTCTCCAGCCCAGTTACGCACAACGGGACGGACTTCGCGATCAGCTGGAACAGCGGCGGAATTGGGGTTGTCCAAAACGGTTGAAGCAAAATGAGCTATGAGACTTCAATTCTTCGTCAACGTTCTTCCGAGAATCGCAGTCACCGTCAGCCCGGTGCACGCGACCGCGAACGTTTTGCCCGTGCGGCCAACGCAAGTTGTGTCGATCGGCTCGGCAGTGCACGCCACGGCTTCCGCGCCTTCCGTCGCATCTGCGGCGCAGATCAACCAGGTCACTCCCAAGCCGGTCGTGGCATCGGCCCTGGTGCTGCTTCCGGGCTTGCGATCAACGCTGCGAATCACAAAGGCGCCGGTTCACGCCACGGCGCTGGCCAAGCTGCCCGGCGAAGTTCTCGCTCCATCTGCGCCGGTTCACGCGACTGCGAACATCCTCGCGCCAAGGCTGTCGATGATCGTGCGCCCGGAGCCAGTGCACGCTTCGGCCATCGTGCTCAGCCTGCTGTTTCCGAAGATGACGTCTTATCTGTGCACGCTCGACGCGAGCCCGACCTACATTTGCCAGCTCGATGCCGTGCCGGCTTTCAGCTGTGACCTGGACGTGATGCAAAGGTGACAACCTGTGGCTGGGTTCATTTACGCCGACAACAATTACAACACCTTCCGTGTCAGCCCCGTAGTCTCCGAGTCGGATGGCACGATTCAAACGACGGTCGTGTTCTCGGTCACCGTATACGACTCGACGGGAAGCCCGGTGTCGGGCGCGACCGCCATGTCGACGGCGTTCAGGGCGACGAAACAGGATAACGCTGTCGTGTGTACAAACAACTTCGCGGCCGGCAGTTTCACCATTGACGCCGCGGCAACTGGGCCCTTCGCCGGGATGATCAAGTTCACTGCCGCGCCGCTGAATTGTGTGTTGAGGCAATAAGCAAGAATGACCTTAATTCGTGAAATGGAGAACTTGCGAATGAGCGGCGGCTCCGGTGATACGCAGGCGAAGAGCGAATTCAAGATGGGCTTTGCCGTGGGCGTCAGTGGCGGCGCATCCGGCAGTAGCTCATTTACTGTCAACGGCATGGGCGTCAGCGGCAGAGAATTTGTCGCGATGTGCCGAGCGCGCAATGTCGATTTGCGGATGGTCCTAAAAGCCTGCTTGGGCGAGGACATGCTGAATGCCATTTGAAGTTGGCGTCGCGACGCCTGACGAAATTGCCCTGATGGGCGTGCAAACCTTCCTGCAAGAGAACGCCGGAACGGTTATCACGTTCGCGTTTGCGCTCCAAGGCAACGTCGTTATCAAGGGCAGCGATGTTCATGGCAAGGTGCTGGGCCAGATGAACGATCGCAACGGCCGGCACTACGAAGTCGAGTTTGGGTTGATGGGCAATCCAGTCCGCAAATGGTTCACCGAATCGCACCTGATCGGTGCTTAGGGAATTGACACGTGAAAGTAACACGATCGGTCACGCACACGGTCGACGGTGTTCAGGTGGAGCATACCTGGACCATCGAGTCCGACGGCGACGTTACCGGAGTGCTGGACGAGGTCGAGCGGCGCATTGTCGAGATCGCCAATTTGGGCGACGCCTCCGATCCGACCATCACAGAATCGTCGGTCACTGCCCAAAAAGCGTGGCTTGAGAGTTTCAGGGAAGGCGTCAAATCATGAGCGCGTTACCCCGACCCAATTCACCGAATCCCGGCAGCATCGTCGACGTCACCTATCAGGTGGCTCCAGGCGAAGTCCTGACCGAAACGTTCGACTTCTCGACGCGCCCCCTGAATGCCGGCGAAGCGCTGACGACGGTTGCCAGCTCGACCGTCACCACGTTCTCCCGCAATGCCCAGAGCACTTTGACCGTCGCCAGTACGTCGATCACCGGAACGGTCCTGACATTCTCACTGTCGGGCCAGATCGCGCCCGCGTCGTATCTAGTGGAGATTCTCGTGAACACCACGACGAGCGGCGCACCGAATCAGGTTCGTGCGGCAATGGTCGAAGTGATTTGCGTGGGAACGTGAAGAATGGAACGCGACGACGAGGTGCCCAGCAAAATGGATGTGATGACCGGCCGAGGATTGCCGCGACACCGGAGCCATCAGCAGGAACGGGATCCTAGGTCAGAGGGAGAGGAGGAGCGGAACAGGCTGGAGCGGGCCGAAGCCGACGCAGCCAAGGCCAAGCTGATCCCGCTGTACTGCGAACGGATCGAGCAGGGATTGGCGATATTCGACGGACGGCCATTGACGCCAAACCAAGTTGCGCAGGTTAACCATGAAAGCCACGGTTGAATATCGCCCAGTGCCAGGACACCTGAACTACCGCGTGGGAGATGACGGCAGCGTTTGGAGTCGCGCCCGTGGCGAATGGAAGCAGCTGTCGCCATACGGAAGCGCGCAGCCGACGGTTACGCTCTCGGGTCGCGTGAAAATGTCGGTTGCCCGAATCGTGCTGCTCGCGTTTGTCGGCGAATGTCCAAAAGGCATGAGAGGACGCAACATCAATCGGAACACCGACGACTGCCGGCTAAGCAACCTGAAGTATCTGTCACGCAAGGAATCGCAGCGGGATGTTCCGCCACCTCCGCCCATGCCAGGTGAGGACAACCCGCAACATAAGCTGACAAGCGACAACGTGATGGAGGTTCTCGCCCTCATTGACCAGGGAATCCCGCAGCGCGCCGTCGCTCGACGTTTCGACGTATCGAAAAATTGCGTCTACCAGATCATCCATGGGATCAAATGGGGCTGGCTCACTGGACGCAAGTTGGAACAGAAGGCTGTGGCATGATCGACACGCACAGCAGCGGTCGCCGCGTTCGTCCTAATAGGCTCCGTCGTTATATGGCGGTGCGAATAGCTCGATCCTCTTTTTGCTGCGGAGCACTTTGTGGAGAACGAAGTGAAACGCGAGTGGGGAATAGGTTCTTTTTTGGATGGTAGTCTGGGTAATCCGCACGGGGAACCCGCACCAAATTGATTTGATTCATCACGCCCCGGGGATGGCTGTGGCGCGACAATTTGTCCGCCATGGCGGACATTTTGCCAAGCGAACGAACGGCAGGCCAGACCGCTGAGTGGGCTAACGTCGGACCTATGGCTGACTGAAAAGAGAAGGCGACGCAGGAATGACTGACCCGCAATTCCTGATATTTGAGAGGCCGAACGGCCGCACGATCGTCAACGTGGCGTCGATCGATATGATCCAGGAGAACGACGACGCGATCTTAGGAAAGGGGTGCGACGTGCTGCTGAATTCGGGCTCGACGGTGCGGGTCGCGCAGCAGTTCGACGACGTCGAGAAGGTCCTGAGGAACATTTCCCGGGGTGAGTCATGATGACCGGAGAACCCTCGGTCGAGTATCACGTCGACGACCGCAAGTTACTTGAGGGACTGAAGGCGGCCGAGGCGTCGCTGCAACGGTTCGGCCAAGACTGGCGCGAGCGTCACGCCCAGATCGTCCGCGAGCGGATCGCAGCCGGGTCGTTGGGCATCTCGATCGCGCTGCTGCACGTTCCCCTTCCGATGCCCGGCCGGATGGCGCGCACCATGAATTTTGGGACGCATGGCCACCGCTGAGCTGTCGCGCGCCGAGTATCAGAACGAATACCACAAGGCGCGTCGGTCCCAACGCCGGGAGATCGGGCTTCCAGATCCCTACACCGCCGAAGAACTGGCGCTCCGCGCCCGGTGTCGCGACAGCCTGAAGTTCCACCTGCAAATCTGCTACCCCGAAGCGTTCTACCTGCCGTTTTCGCACGAGCAAGACGAAGAGATCGCAACGACCCAACGGATCATTGTTGAGGGCGGCCTCTCGGCTCGTGCCGCGCCCCGCGGCGACGGGAAGACTACGCGTGCGGCCCGCGCCGCTCTCTGGGCCATCCTGGAAGCCTACCGCGAATTCGTGACGATCGTCGGTGCGACCGAAAAGCTGGGCGAGAAGCTGCTCAAGCTGATCAAGTTCGAGATGGAAAACAACCCGCTGCTCTGGCGGCTCTACCGTCGGGAGTTGTGGGGGATCGCCCAACTCCGGAACGATGCCAAGCGGTGCATCGGACAACTCGCAGGGGGTGAGCCGACCCGGATCACGTGGGCCGTCGATCAGGTCGTCATGCCGACCGTTCCCGGCAGCCTGTGCTCAGGCTCAATCCTGACCGTCTCGGGCATCACCGGGGCGATCCGGGGTCAGATTCACGAGAAACCCGGGGGCCGTGTCGTGCGGCCGTCCCTCGTGCTCTTGGATGACCCACAAACGCGAGAGTCCGCCAAGTCGCCGATGCAGTCAAAAGACCGCGCAGCCACCATCAACGGGGACGTCCTGGGCCTAGCTGGACCCGGTGTCGCGATTGCCGCGGTGATGCTTTGCACGGTCATTCAGCGCGGCGACCTGTCAGACACGTTCCTGGACCAGAGTAAGCACCCGGAATGGCAGGGCCACCGGTCACCGATGGTGTACGTTTTCCCCAAGAATGAGGCGCTTTGGGAGGAGTATCGCGAGAAGCGGGCCGACTCCTACGCCACGCGAAAGAATTGCAGCCTTGCGACTGAGTTCTATCAGGCCAACCGGGAGGCGATGGACGAGGGGACTGAAGTCTCATGGCCCGAGCGCTTCGACACAGGCGAAGCGAGCGCCCTACAGCACGCGATGAACCTAAAGTTTCGGAACGAGAGCGCTTTCTGGGGCGAGTATCAGAATGCGCCGCAAGATGAACCGTCGGGCGACCTGGTGATTCTCAGCGCCGACGAGATTATCAAAAAGCTGAGCGGGTTTGCTCAGGGAGTTGTGCCGGTCAACTCGGACGTCCTGACGGCGCACATCGACATTCACGACGAGGTCCTTTACTACGCCGTCGGGGCTTTCGCGCCCGGCTTCAGCGGTCAGATCATTGACCGGGGCACGTTTCCGCCGCAGCCGACCAGCTATTTCACGCTGCGGAAGGCCCCGCGCCGGCTCTCGCACCTTTACACGGGCGTGGCACTCGAAGCGGCGATCGTCAAAGGCCTCGGCGAGCTGATCGACCAGATTGTCGGCAGGGAGTGGAAGCGCGAGAACGGCACGGTCGCCCGCCTTAGGTTTGTCATCATCGACTGCGGCTATAAACCGGAACAGGTCGAGCTGGCCTGCCGCATCTCGAAATATGCCCCAATCCTCATGCCTTCCCGCGGCATCGGCGTCGGCGCGACCGATATGCCATTTGCCGAACGCGACAAATACAAGAAGGCCGCCGCAAGGGGCGACAACTGGTACATCTCGGCATCGAATGCGAGCGGCGTCGCGCGGATTTGGTTTGACTCCAACTATTGGAAGACGTTTCTGCACGGTCGCCTTTGCACGCCACTCGGCGCGTCTGGGTGCCTCTCGCTGTTCAACGCTAAGCCGGCGGCACTCGAATGTTTTGCCGAACATCTGACTGCGGAGTTCCCCCGCGAGGTGCTGGCCCAGGGCCGACGCGTCGTGCAATGGGAACTGAGAACAGGTCGAGACAATCACTGGCTCGACAACACGATTGGTTGTCACGTCGCCGCGTCGCGACTTGGCATGGCACTAGAAGGTCAAGCGCGCGTGCCAGTCACGCGGGCACAATCCCGGCCACGAAACCGGGTGAGCTATATCCAATGACGAAAGATAGAAGCAACGTAGTCCCGATCAAGCGCCGCCCCGGCGTGTCTGATGTATTTGGCGTAAAGCTGGATGCCCCCGACCTGGACCAACGAAAGTCCGGGCGGCCACCGGGCAGCAAGACGCAGGAGGTCCCCTTCGTTGAGGCTGTCTTGACCCGCTGTCGTTGCGGAAGCACTGAGCGATCAAAATACACTCACCGACGCGAGCACGCGTTCTCAGGCGTGACTCCAGATGGCGTCGCCTATACGCACACTGTATGGCACGACACCACGTGTCTAAAATGCGGCCAGCGTCGAGTGGACATTGCGCGAGAGAACAGGGTGCAAAATGCCGACTGACCTTCCCGAACTGACGGAACGGATGATCGAAGAGATTGGACCGATCGAGGTGCCCACGTCGCTGTCTTTGCCCGGCGCGACCTTCGCAAACGCTAAGTGCAAGGCTGCCGACGGGACACTCAGGATCACGGCGAGCACGCACTTCTGTGCGAGCGCCGCCCTCGGCAACGCCAAGGCTAACGTCCAGGTCTGTACCATCGGGCGAGCATTCCTGGCATGGTGGGAGTCGCTCCAAGGCACGCTGAGCACGGACGGGAAAACGTGGGATTACGAGATCGTCCTGATGCCGTTCAAAAGTGGCGCTCAAACTATCCTGATTTGAGAGGGCGACAATGAACAGCCCCGGATGGGGAGTGTCGTTCGACCAAGCCAACGCGGCTTTCCTATCGATCGCCGCCGGCTGCCTGAAGATGGGCGAGCCTGTCGTGCGGCCCGTCTGGGGCCACAATCCTCTGCGCAGGCTCTTCCGCACGCCGCTCTACTACCAGATCGAATTCCGATTAGAGAGCGTCGGCGGGTCGAACTGGACTCCGCCTGGGAGGGCGACGAAGTGATGCGGTTTTTCCTCGGCGCGAACGTGAAGGGCGAAGTAGTTTTGTTCGTCCAGCGGGCGGGTGACGAGCGCCCCGTTCCGGTTTCCGAGTCCGCCGGAACCTGGGACTATTGGATCGATGCTCTCGACAGCGCGGGACTTCCGATGGGCCAATTCGTGCCGGTCAGTATTGAAAAGGCGCTCTAGATGTTGCGAACCGAATGGCCGGAGCGCTGCGCCCGCGTCGAGGTGCCGGCAAGCGCCTTCGCAGAGTTCCGCAAGGCAATTCCGGCAAACGCCATCGTTGTCGAGGTGAACGCGCTCACCGACGGGGCCGACGATACCGGTGAGGTCGAAGTCTTCGTCAGCCATCCACTGCTGAAAAAGGTCGAGCCGGGTTATCTGCCGCCGACGACCATTCCGCAGTTTTCGATGAGCATTTGCGAACGAAGGACCCCCAACACCAAGACTGGGGGCTGGGAATCCGAGCCAGTGCCCGGCTCTCGTTCGACGCGTTTCCTGAATTGGGGCGATCAACACGACCGTGGAGCGGATGACATGCTTACGAGAGAAGGGCTGGCGGAACTGCGGAGGGATGCCACCTATCGCAGTGGGATGGGAGAGCGGATCGAAGTCAATCCGGCGATTCTCTTGCAGATGCTCGACGTCTGCGACGCTCACGCCGAACTGGCCGTGCAGTGCGTCGACTGCAAAGGCCACATGTCGCCCAAGAATCCAGACCTCACGCTTCTCGACCTCGCGGCCCGAACCTGCCTCTGTCCTCGCTGTAAGGCGCTTCGCGAGCGGGTCCCGAAGCCGAACCAACCAACACGGCCCGGGAACTTTTGGCACAAGTGCGCCTGGCACGGCAACAAGGCCGAGTGGCATCCCGTCAACGTCGATGCGGGGCATCGCGGCCTGACCGTTTATCACATCGGAAGCGAAGAGGATTACGACGTCTTCGATATCGACGGTGAATGGGGCGCTGAGATCATCGACCCCGCTCAACCCGCGCCGACAGCCTGAAGTAGAAAGTATCTAAGGTACTTTCCCGTCTCCGCAGAATCGGTTGCCCTGTCCAAACTATAAGGATATGGCAAACAACGCTGTGGCGATTGCCCAGATTCAGGCCCTGCTAAACACGGGCGCGACGCAGGTCATCGTCGACGGACAGACCGTCACGATCAGCCCGGCATCGCTGCGCAAGCGGCTCCGTCTGCTGATGGCCTCCGACGACACGAATGCCGGGCGACGTCCGCTCGTGTCGACGGTCAACCTTGGTGGCTATTGGCGCCCCGACTTCTGTGGGGGCTGTCCGACGCCGTGAAGTTGAAGCCCCCCGCTTGGATTGAAAACCGGCTCTCGCAATTCTTCGGCGAGCATGGCCAATCGCGTCTCGGTTATGACGCGGTGAAGTTCGACAACAAGCGCCGCCCGGCGACCGGTCGACTGCTTTGGGAAGAGCGCGAGCTGATGGAAAATCAGCGGCGCTTGCTCGTCTCCGACACCCGCGACCTTCAGCGCAATTTCACCATCGCCGCTTGGGCGATTCGCAAACACCTCGACTTCGTCGCGTCGTTCAATTTCAACTGCCGGACCCCCGACAAGGGCCTCAACGTCGAGATCGAAGCGCTGGTCGAGGAATGGTCCCGCAAAGAAAACTTTGACGCCTGCGCGCGCCACGACCGCCAGCGGTTCATTCGCTTGCTCGAGGCGCGTCGCTACGTCGACGGCGATATCGGCGTCTTGAAGATCATCGACGGCACGGTGCAGGCGATCGAGGGCGACCGCATCCGCAATCCGTTCGGAGCGATGGACCTCGTGCCCGACCCGGGCCTCTTGGGCGTCAACCTGAAAGGGTTGATCGAGGGCGCGATTCTTGATGACCGGGGCCGCACGACCGGCTACGTCGTCAACAAGCGGACGCTCTACGGCGGCTTCATCCCGGAGCGTGTCGTTTCCTCGGCCGACCTGCTCTTGCACGGGTGCTTCGATAGGTTCGACCAAGTTCGCGGGGTGTCGCCGATCGCCGCCGGCCTCAATCAGTTCAAGGACGTTTACGAAAACTTCGACTTCGCGCTGGCGAAAATGAAGATTGCCCAGCTGTTCGGCATGGTGCTGACGCGGGATTCGGATGACGCGCCCGCACCGACATATCCCGAATTCACCGACCCCAGCGTCACTGACGACAGCAGCCAGAACCCGGCGAAAACGGCTGCGGAGACCAATAAGGCCCGCTACGAAATCAACTTCGGCCGCGGCCCGGTCATTCTCGACATGGACCCCGGCGACGATGCGAAGTTCCTGGAAAACAAGACCCCATCGACGGAGTTCAAAGAGTTTACTCAGACGATTATCCAGGTCGCCTTGAAGGCGCTCGACATCCCGTTCTCGTTCTACGACGAGGCCTACACGAATTTCTTCGGCTCACGCTCTGCGCTGATGCTCTACCTCAAGAGCGCCGAGTTCAAGCAGCACGAGGTGCGCGAGGTCTTGCGGCATCTCACGGTTTGGAAGCTGATTCTCTGGATCGCCAGCGGCCGCTTGATTTTGCCGCGCGGAATGAGCGTCGCGGACATCAAGTTTCACTGGATTCCGTCGGGCGTGCCCTGGTGGAACCCGCAACAGGAAATCACCGCCGAGTTGTCGGCGATCGCCGGCACCTTACAGGACTTCGACGAGATTCGACGCGAGCACTTTGGCGACAGCTGGTATGACGTGATCGACCGCCAGGCGGAGCAGCGAGCCTACGCGAAGTCCAAGGGCGTTCCCATCTCCCTGCCGACGACACTGGCCCCACAAGCGGCCGATGACGCGGCACTTCACGAAGTTCCCGGAGCCGCAGCATGAACACCAAATTAGAGTTTTTGCGCAAGCGCCCCAAGCATAGCCGCACGGCTGTCGCCCGCGGTCTGCCGGCGATGGATAACGTCGCCGATGGCGAAGACGACGACGCCGAACCGGTCGTGCGCGATGGGGGAGACTTCGGAGCCGGACTAATCAGCGGCGTTTCGGTCGCGACCCGCGGCGAGGCTGAAGGGCATGATTTCTGGCTCGACGGGTCGTTTCTCGACAGTCTCGTTAACTCGATCAACAGCGATCCGGCCGGAAAAGGGCTGAAGAGCCGCTTTACGCACCCGTCGTTGTCTGGCGACGGCATGGGCTCATTCCTGGGTCGCCTCAAAAACGCCAGTCGAGACGGCGACGTTGTGCGGGGCGATCTGCACTTGGCAGAGTCCGCGCACGACACGCCCGACGGCAACCTCGCCGGCTATGTGATGGATCTCGCTGAAGAGGACCCCGCGGCCTTCGGTATGTCCATCGTCTTCGATCACGACGAGGACGACGAGGATGAATACACGATCGCCAACGGTGGCAATCGTGGAACCGGCACGAAGGGCGAAGGCGGTGCTCTCTGCGACCGCGACGAAATGATGGTGGGCTTCAAGAGCCAAGACGAAAGGAATGTCGGCAACCTGATGCACGCGCGTCTCAAAAAGCTACGCGCGGCGGACGTCGTCGACTCGCCAGCCGCCAATCCCGACGGCCTGTTCCTGAGTCGCAATACGGTGGCCGCCGAGGCGTCGCAACTCGCGTCATACGCGCTCGGGCTCACCGAATCGAAACCCGTTTCCTCTCAGCTCGACATTCACCCCGACAGGCTCCGGGGCTTCCTCGGGCGTTTCCTTGAATCGAATGGCCTGACGATCACCAAAAAGGGTGCTTCCATGTCCGAACCCGCAAAACAACCCGAAGTGAAGACCGAACAAAAAACCGATCCGACTCCCGCGCCCGAGGCGCTGTCGAGGGAGGACGCTTTGGCCGCAGCGCGCCAAGAGGCGAAGCGATTCGCCGATGCCTTCGGTGCTCAGGGAGGCGCTTGGTTCGCGGAGGGCAAGACCTTCGAGGAGTGCCAGGTGTTGCAGCTGGCGGAACTCCGCAAGCAGAACACTGAACTCGCCGAGCGCCTCAAGGCTGTCGGGGGCGGTCAGCCCGCGCCGGTCAGTTTCGGCGGTGCCGATCCCAAGGCGAAGGAAAGCGATCCGAAGTTTGTGGCGCTGAAGAATGCGTTGGGGTCCGACAGCCTCGCGCGGTTCGCAGCTGGAATGAAGTTCACGAAGGCGCAGCCGGCGCAGTCGCCGGCCGCTTAAGGAATCCGTCCCGATGAGGGTTGCTCCGGCCGGGGCACCCTCAATCGGGTTGATCACACGAATGAAAACCGGGACGGAACCGAAAAGGTTCCGGTCATGGCGAACGCCTATCCGACGCTGTTTGACATTGCGGTTCAGAACGGGGCCGACCCCCTTGCTGGTCTGATCGACGAAACGATGAAGGCAACGCCGGAGGTTCGCTTGGGCGCTGCCCGAACGATTCCCGGCATTAACTACCGTGTGAATGTTCGCACGGCGCTCCCGACGATGGCCTTTCGTGCCGCCAACCAGGGCACCGCGTCGACCAAGTCGACTTACGAGAACCGGTTGACCGAATGTTACAACCTGAATCCGATCTGGCAGTGCGACAAGGCGGTTGCCGATTCGCACATCGATGGAGCGGCAGCCTACATCGCGCTGGAAGGGTCGGCGATGACGCTGTCGGCGTTCCAGTGGGCGTCGTCGCAGTTTTACTACGGTAACGCTGTCGGCACGGGCAACGACGTCAACGGCTTCCCTGGGCTGATCCAGGGCTACAACACCGCGAACATCATCGACGCCGGCGGCACGACCGCGAACACCGGGTCGTCTGTCTGGATGGTGAAGTTCGGCCCGACCTACTGCCAGTGGGTGGTGGGGCAGAACGGCAACATGAGCCTGACGGACGTCGTCGAGCAGATCCTATTCGACACGAATAGTCTGCCGTATCCCGGCTACGTCCAAAGCTTGATGGTGCGGCTCGGTCTGCAATTCGGCAATACGAAAACGATCGTCCGTATCAAAAAGCTGACGGCCGACAACCTCTGCACGCTGACCGACAAGATGATTTCGGACGCGCTCGCGCTGTTCCCGGCGGGTTACGAGCCGGACGTCATGTTTATGACGCGGCGGTCCCGCTCTCAGCTTCGCGACAGCCGCACAGCGACGAATCCGACCGGCCAGCCGGCACCGATTCCCGAAGAGGCCTTCGGCGTTCCGATCGCCGTCACGGACGGCATCAGCAACACGGAATCCCTCACTCTCTAATCCCCGCTGACATTCGGTCAAAGACCGTTTTTGGAGACCTTCAAATGGGTTACGCAGTTCAAGACGCCTTGCTGAGCAACACGACCGCGCTGCCCAGCTCGGCATCGAGCACGGTGCATGCGGCCTCGTTCGACCTTGAAAATGGGCCGTTCGGTGACGCAGTCGCCGACTTCCAGTTCAACGTCTCGATTCCCGCGCTGAACGCGACCGAGTTGCCCAACGGCGACACGCTCACAGTCGACATCGAGCACTCGCTCGACAACTCCAGCTGGACGACTTTGATTCCCCAGGTGCTCGTCGCCACGGGTGCCGGAGGCGTCGGTGCTGCGGCGGCGACGTTCGCGACGCGGCTCCCCGTCGACGTCAACCGGTATGTCCGATCGTCGGCAACGACGGGCTCGGGCACTGGCACGATGGCGGCCTCCAATATGACCTGCTGGCTGTCGTTCTAAGGCGTGGCCCTTGTCCATCGTTTCCGGCGCGATCAACGCGGCCCTGGGCATCGTCCAGACGCTGAATGGGGTGACGGTCGATTACGTCGTCACCGAAGCGGACGTGACGATCCCGGGGATCCAGGCGGTCAAGGGCAGCACCAAGACCGAAACCGCTGACAACACCGGAACGATCATCGAAGCCCGAGAAGTCGATTGGCTGATCGCCGCTTCGCTGATCACGGTCAACGGAGCGAAGGTCAACCCGGCCGAAGGCGATCAAGTCGTGTTCGTGAACCCGTTCAAACAAACAGAGACGTGGGAAGTGAGGCCGCTGGCCGGGCAGAAGTGCTTTCGTCCAATCGACACGATGGGAATGTATCTGCGCATCCACGCAAAGTTGAGGAGCGGGGCCTAAATGCCAGAAGCGGTGATTCAAGAGCTAGCCGACTTCGTCGTCGAGCAGATCAACGCTAACGCAGCGACCTTCGGAACGTGGGGCGCGGACAACGGCACGATCGCAGCGACCCGGGTTTATCGCATCAAAAAGGACCTGACAGACGCGCCCGGCATCACTGGCGTCCCGCTTGTGCAAGTCTCGTTCTACGACGAGACGATGCAGCTCCTTAATCGCGAGCTGGCATCGCTGCGAACGCTCGCGCTCAACGTTTGCATCATTCAGAACGTCAACCCCGACGACAACTCGCAATGCGACCCGCTGGTGGCCCTCTCAGATCAGCTGGTCAATTTTTTTATTCCGATCGGCGTCCAAATCGGCAGCCATCGGTATGCCCTGTCAGTGATCGAGAAGCCCGCTCTCTATCTTCCTGAAGATCTCGACCAAGAGGCTGCTTTCGTGTCCGTGACGCGGTTCATCTACCAGTTGGCGATGTGATGCAAGCCGGTTTCCGAATCGACCAAGTCAAAGGGATGTTCTTCGACAGTCCGGCTGTCACGAAGGCCGTCGAGGCCTCCGAGCGCGAGCCCCTGTCGAAGGCGGGTGCCTTCATCCGTCGCGATGCGCAGCAGTCGATCCGCAGCGGCAAGAAAAGCGCGCAGCCCTTCTCTCCCCCGAAGAGCCACACGGGGCTGTTCAAGCGGAACATTTTCTTCGGTTGGGACGCGAGCAGTCGCTCAGTCGTCGTCGGTGCCGCCCTCTTTGCCAAGAACGCGGGCAATTCCGTGCCCGCATTGCTCGAAGGCGGCGGTCCCGGGCTCGTCCGCCGGCGCGGCAAGCTCTTGCGAGCGAACTTTCAGCCGCACCCGTACATGGGTCCGGCACGTGAAAAGAACGAGGAAAAAATCGGCAGCGTGTTTGCCGACAGCGTGAAGGGTTAGGTCCATGACTGGAAGCGCGGTTAGTTACACGATCGGCCTCAACGGGCTGTTCTATCTCAATTCCGGGTCGTACGGCTCCCCGACGTGGGGCATCGTCAACAACATCGTCGACCTCGACACTGAAATGCAGATGGGCGAGGAAGACGCCTCGAACCGCGCGCAGAGCGGGTTTAAGACCATCATGCCGACGCTGGACGAATGGTCGATCGAGGGCGGCATGCTCTACAACCCCTCGGACACCAACTGGCAGACGTTCAACACGTCCCGCGCGGCCCGCACTCCGATCGACCTCACGCTGCGCGATCAGGCGATCGCCAACACCGGCTCACAGGGCCCGCGAGTTCCCACGGCCTATATCACCAAGTTCGGCCGCAAAGAGCCGCTGAACGGCGTGATGACGACCCCGCTCGCGATCAAGCCGGGTCCCGGCAGCAATCCCCCGAGCTGGATGACTACGTAAACCAAAAGGACATTCTCACATGCCGACGCGCACGCCAATCGATATCGCCAAAGACCTTCAATTCGGGCTCACCCGCGCCCACCAGGACATCGTCGCTCAGCAGCTTTCGTGCTGGCTGGCCGTCTGCGGTGCCTACGCGCCGAACGAGGCGGCCGATCCGGGCGCCGATTCGTTGGGCATGAAATTGACCGACGCTCAACGGAAGGACCTGCGTTCGGTCATCGTCAGTTCGCACACCGACGACGAACTTTACAAGTACCAGGGCGATCGCCGCGGACACCTCGCCGTCGACGAGGCGATTCGCCTGCGTCTCGATCCCAACAAGCCGCACCCGTTCGAGAAGATTCGCCACGTCGACGTCGACCGGCGCAAGGCACTCGACTTCGTGACGAAGTTTCTGCAAGCGCAGACCGCTCCGCCCGCTCCGGTGAAGACGTCGATTGACGGTGCTCCCACCAAATGAAGCAATTCAAGGACTCTAAGAGCCGCCCTTGGAACGTCTCTGTGACGGTCTCCGCGATGGAGCGTGTTCGCGATCTCTGCGGAGAGAACATCTCCGACCTGATCCAAGGCGAGCCGCCACTCGGCGTCCGGTTGACGACCGAACCGATGCTATTCGGCAACGTCCTTTGGGGGGTGCTGCAACCGCAGGCGGAAGCCCAGGGCGTCTCCCGCGAGGAATTGCTGGAGATGGAGGGCGAGCAATATGCGGAAGCCTTCGACTGCCTGATGGGGGAACTCGTCGGTTTTTTCCAGAAGTGCGGCCGGAAGGAGCAAGCGATTGCGCTGACGAAGCAGCTCGAAGTGCTGACGGCCGCAGCGAACTTGGCGACGAAGCGGGTGGAGAACCTGAACATCGAGAAGCTGCTCGCGTCGACGTTTTCGACCTCTGCTACCAGTGCGCCGGAATCGTCGGAATTGACCCCGGACCCCTAACGCTCCGCAACCTTCTGGTGATGACCGAGGCGAAGAGACGCGACGCCTGGGATCGCACGGCCAACCTCATGGCGCTTATCGCAAACTGCAACAGACACCCCAAGGCCAAGTCATTTCGCGCCGAAACGTTCCATCCGTTTCACCAGGATCCGAGCGAGCGGGAGAGCGAGCGCATTCCGCTCGAAGACTGGAACGTCCTGCGCGGCGCGTGGGGGCTGTAATCGATGGCTGGCAACTCAGGTGCAGTTCGAGCCGGGCGCGCCTTCGTTGAGCTCTTCACAGACAAATCCAAGCTGGCGAAGGGCCTCAAGGACGCTGGGCAAGACCTCAAGAGCTGGGGATCCAGCGTCTCCGCTATCGGCGCGAAGATCTTCGCTGCCGGCCTGGGTTTGAAGGCCGCTCTCTCTGGTGCCGCAGCCATCTTCGCAGAAACGGGCGCGGGGCTCGCCCACATGAGCGAGCGCACGGGCGTCAGTGTCGAAGCGCTCTCTCAGCTTTCCTACGCCGCGGACCAAACCGGCGTCGACATGGAAGGCTTTGAGAAGTCGCTCGGCAAAATGCAGCAGAACCTCGGGCACGCGATGATCGGCGACGAGGCCGGCGCTAAAGGGTTCGACCGTCTCGGGCTCTCGATTCAGAAACTCGCCAAAGAATCACCCGAGCAGCAGCTGATGGAAGTGGCGGAAGCGATTCGCCGCATTCCTGATCCCGCGGAACGCGCTGCGGCGGCGACCGACGTCTTTGGCAAGGCTGGCAAACAGCTCTTGCCGTTCCTGATGCAGGGCAAAGCCGGCATTACGGGATTGATGAAAGAGGCCGATCGTCTCGGGCTCACCATGTCTGCCGGCGACGCAGCCGCAGCCGAAGAACTTGAACGCTCAATGAAAGGCGTCTGGGCCACTCTCAAAGGCGCGGCCGTTGCGATCGGATCGGCACTCGCGCCGGCCATGACTGAGTTGGTCACGAAGATCCTCAACACAGTCGGAACGGTCGTCAACTGGATTAAGGAAAACAAAGGGCTAATCGTCACCATCTCGACAATCGCGACCGGAATTGTCGCTGCCGGCGCGGCCATGATGGCTGTGGGGTACGTGATCAGTGCAGTTGGTGGCATCGTCGCTGGGCTGGGAACTGTTGTCGGCACCATTGGCGCGGTGATTGGTTCAGTGTTCACAGGCGCCGTCGGGGTGATTGTTTTCCTGCTCTCGCCGATCGGACTGGTGATCGCCGCGATTGTCGCACTCGGTGCCTACGTCGTTTACAGCTCAGGAATCATCGGGCAAGCGCTCTCCGGGCTGTCCGACGTGTTCGGGCAGTTGAGCGGTGATTTCAAGATCGCCTTTGACGCGATCAAGGCCGCGCTCTCTGCCGGCGACTTCGCGGCTGCGGCCAAGGTGCTCTGGGCTGCGCTTAAGCTCGAATGGCTCCGGGGCATTAACTACATCAACTCGCTGTGGGTCAGCGCAAAAACGTTCGTGCTGGAAATCTGGTCAAGCGCGGGCTTCCAGATCGCGGAGTTCTTCGACACGGCATTTTCGCACGTCGAAGAGGCGTGGGAGACCGTCACGAGCGCGATGGGCGACGGATTCCGGGCCGTCGTCTCGACGCTGTCCAACATTTGGAACAAGTTTATCGGGTTCTTGGCATCGATGGGGGCGCGCATCGTCGATGCGTTCTCACCGCTGATCGAACTCGTTGGCGGCGACGTCGACGCGCTCAAGAAGTCTCTGCTGGGCGTCAAGGACGCGAGCGACCAGCACGTTCGGTCGAACGACCAGGCGTATTACGCCGACAAGGCCCAGCGACAGCAATCGCGGCAGGATCGCACCGCGCAGATTCAACAAGAGCGCGAGCAGTCGCACGCGAACTATCAAAAGGCCTTCGACGAGCAGATGGCTCAGTACGAAAAGGCCAAGCAAGACGCGCTCAACAAGGGAACCGACGAGGCTGAGCAGAATCTCGCTACAGCAAAGGCCGCTCTCGTCAGCGCGGCAGCCGCAGCAAAGAGCGCCGATCACAAAACCGGCACGGCAAAAACGGGCAAGGTTCCCAGCACCGACGATATCGAGATGCAGGGCAAGACGTCGGTCATGAGCACGTTCAGCCCCTTCCAGGCGGCGATGCTTGGGACCGGCCGCACCGACGACTTTTTGCATCAGATCGCCGGCAACACGCGCGATACAAACGAGTCGGTCAAGAAGATCAAGACCGCCGGGATGAAGCCATGAGCGCCGTCTCGCTCATTTGGACCGGCGCCAAGCGGCAGTTGGGCACGACAACCCAGCTCGAACAGCCGTTCATCCTGACGGGGCCGACCGATCAACTCACCGCCGAGCTCGCGGTCATTGCGAACTCGCCACCGTTCACCACGTTTTCTAATGGCGCGCAGCTTCCCCTCACGCAAGTCGACTTGGATGTGCTCAGCCCGGGCCAATGGAAGGGCTCAGCGACCTGGGGCAAAGACGACAACGCGATCAAGCAGGTTCCGACGATCCAATTTGATACGGACGGCGGAACGAGCAAGATCACGCAGTCGCTCGCAACGCTTAACAGCTACACGGCGAGCGGCACGGCCCCCAATCACAAGGGCGCGATCGGCGTCACGAAGGACAACGTTGAAGGCACGGAGATCACGCAACCGGCCTTCAAATTTACTGAGAAACACTATCTGCCCATCAGCGTTGCGACGTCAGCACCGTACCTCAAGACGCTCGCCGGGCTCACCGGGTCGATCAACCAAGGACCGTGGCGAACCTTCGATGACGGGCAAGTCCTTTTTCTCGGATGCTCTGGCGGGGGACAGATCGGCACCATCTGGGAAGTGACCTTCAAGTTCTCTGCGCAGCCAGACGCGAACGGCCTGACGATCGGTGACATCACGGGCATCGACAAGCCAGCCTGGGCGTGCCTCTGGGTGAGCTACCAGGAGAGCACCGACCAAAATTCGCTGGTGAAAAAACCTTTCGCGGTCTACGTCGAACGCGTCTATCCGTACGCCAACTTCGACCTCTTGGGCATCGGCGGCGGTTCCGTCCTTACCGGCCCTCAGTCGCTGCTTCCGCCTCCGCCTGATTTGCCGCCCATTCCGTCATTCTGAGGCCAGCGATGGGCGACCCCTTCCAGCAGTTCAGCGCCGGCGATGACATCACGAACGTGTCGGCCGCGTTCCTGAACGACCTTCAAGCGATGCTCGCGGAATGGAAAAAGGCCCGCAGCAGCAAGGGTAGCAGCTTGTCGACGCTTCCCCCGAACCCGTCAGTCGTGCGGATTCAGAACAACGGCAGCGACGTCGACAGATTCGGCGTCTTGGGGATCGATTACCGGCTCTCCACAATCCCGATCGACCCCAACAACAGCGTCCCGGGGTTTCAGAGCACCGTCCTCTCTGGATTCAGCCCCGACCAGACGCAGCATCACTTGGGGTTCGCTGTGACCTTGGAGCCGATCCCATCCGCAACGATGGGCCGGGCCGCGGTCTCCGGCATCGTCCCCGTCCAAGTCCAGGCCAACCAATTTACCGCGGGCATTCTCGCGGCCGACGTCCTGCAAGGTGATAACACGCAATTACAGCTGACGTCCGGCGGCTTTCGCGTGCTGTGGATCGAAGAGTACGACGCCACGACAGCCGCACCAGGCCAGCAGAACGACGCAGGCGCCGGCTCGCCGCAGAATCAGACCCTATGGGCCTACGTTCAATTGGGGCTCGCCGAGGGCATCGTGAGCGGCACGCTGACGGCTGGCCAGCCCGACACGTCCCACCCTCAGGGCAGCTATCGCAAGTACAACATCAGCTCCGGTCCCTACCAAGCGCAGCCGACGACGATTTCCGTGCTGAACGAGATCAAGACCGTCGCCAACGCGTCGGGGAAGACCGCTTATATCCAGGGCTTCGGCGGCATCGCTCGGCTGCTCGAAATCGACCCCTGCTCGTCGTGACCCATGGCAACTCTCTTCGCGCTCGTCGTCTTTTTCCCGATGTTCTTCTGGTGCTGCTGCACGGAGCCCACCGGCGGCATCACGTTCCGCCGCTATGCTTCGTCGTCGCCCCCGGACTTCGAACAAAAATGGGACGCGGGCACGAACTGCACTCCGTTCGCGGTTGACGGCTCGGGGAACGTCTACACTTTCAGCTCGACGGGACCGGGAAACCCGAACGGCTCGACCGCTCCCAGCGCTCTCACGAAGTGGGACAAGACCGGCAATCTGATTTGGAGCCTGCCGGTCACCGGCACGGCCGGTGGCGTCTGTGTGTCGCCCGACGGCTCGAAGGTCGTGTTCACCGGGAACTTCCATCAGCCGAGCGTCACAACGTCCCCGCTGAGCCCTACGGCGGTGGGGTTTCAGACGGGCGGGGCGGTCACGCTAAACGACGCCAGCGACACGCTCGTGCAGACGACCGATTACCTGGCTCTGCAATTCAACTCGCCGCTGCCCCCGTACGCAACGCTGAACGTCGGCACGCTCTCGCTCTATTGCCCGATCGCCAACGAGTCGACGGTCAACGCGTCGGTCTACATGGAGGTTGTC